TTCTTCAAATTAACTGTAAAGCTAATTCTGATATTGAGCATCGCTGCTCCTCTCAGTTGGCGAAGGGCACCATTGCTGGTGCCCTCTTTCGTACTCAACAGTAGCACAAGCGTTACAGCAGATGTCAAGCGGAATAACAATTAATTAAAAAAATATGTTTAATAGGACAAATTACGCTTAATTGTATTTAATTAGACATACATCTTTTGTGTTTTTATACGGAAAACCATTCTATTACGTAAGATTTATCACATAGAATGGACATCCTGTGTCATCAACTGATATAGCAACTATCGTCGCTGCGTATACAGGCGTAGCTGTTGTAGTAGGCGGAGTTGCGTGGAAGCTGTTTAAGAACGTAGTAAGCAAGGCTGTTGAGGATATGATCCCAGACCAAGAGCCTATGAATGAGTTGCGTCATAATGGCGGAAGTTCTCTTTTAGATGTAGTAAAGCTACAAATACTACCTATTGTCAAAGAGTTACGTGAAAACCAAATTGTTATATCTGAAAAAGTTTCTAAATTAGAAGGTCGTTTTGAGCAACACGTTGAAGAAGGCGAATAGTCTGCTACAGTAGTGATGTGGGACACGCCCACGACTAAGGAGAGATATGAATAAGCAGCTACAGGCAGCAGCCGCGTCTTACGGACGTACTGCAGTATCAGCAGCCCTCGGTATGTATATGGCAGGGCACACAGATGCCAAGTCTATCGGTTTGGCAGCACTCGGTGCAGTCGCAGGCCCTCTACTTCGTGCATTGAACCCAAAGGATGCATCCTTCGGTATCGGCGCATCTAAGTAATAATCTAGAAACTAGGTGGTCAGCACACGCTGGCCACCTTTTTTCGTCTATACTGGGCATCTAAGAAAGATGAGGACCTATGGCTATTAAATGTGCTAACTGTGAAAAGTCTGCTGATTACACAACCGCTGACCCAGGAGTTAATCCTGTAAATTATTGCGCCTCTTGTCTTCCAACATGGCTTCGTAACCGCGCATCTGCTGGTCACTTCCCTCTTGTTGAGCCAACACCAAAGGCAAAAGAGAAGACTACTAAGAGCCCAGAATGAGAGTGACTCGGGTTAATGCGGTGCAAGTGCACCCATTCCCAGACAAGGTTGAATCTCCACAAGGACCATTTCCTAGAGAAATGTTCCGTGAGCCTGAGATAGTTTCAGATTACGAGCCACAGTTTAACGAAGATGGGTATGGCTTTGAGCCTGGTTCTACCGCTCAAAATAATTTTAAACCGCCACGCGTATTACGCTGCGGCTCTTGCTTGGCACGAGTCAAGGAAGATGAGACTGCTTTACACGTTTGTGAGGAATAATGGGCGGCAGAGGTAAGGGCTACAAGTCAGCTAACTATTACAAGAGCACCGCTAGTCAAAGGGCAGACGAGGCTAACCGCAGACTTAATATAGTAGAGGCATCTAAAGAAAAGATTGGCGTACCAACCGCGTGGGAAGTTATGGATCCAGTAGAAACCTGGTCAGATGCACCGCGAACTGCCCCCACCATCAATCCCCCACGACCAAGAGCTCTAAAGATTGCATACAGTAAAGATGCAGAGAAGCTAGTAGTTAGATTTAGAGACGGAACCTGGTGGGAGTACAACGAGATCCCCGTAGATATGTGGAATGATTTAAAAGCCAGTAACTCAACTGGGCGCTATCTTGCAGGATCTGGTTTAGACGAGCACGACAATATGGGGCCATTTGACCCCGAGGATATGCCGTCAGAGATTAGGGTATTATTTAACGCCTAATGAGAACATTCGGACCACTATACGTTGGAACTTTAGAGTATTACCACAAGAGGTTTCTACCTATCTTAGAGATCGGCTCTACCCAAGAAACAGAGGGCAGATACCGTAAAGGTAAGTGCTTGGTTTTTAGAGTGCCATTTAGAAAGCCTGGCTATTATTTTGGCATTTTTTACAAGAACCTCTTTACAGGGTACCCTGACGAAGATGAGATCGACCAGATGCTATTTGAAGCTATGAGATCCCGTATAGCATGGACACCAGAGGACGGATATTACGATGAGACTTTCTAAATCAAAACAGCCATGGACTAAGCCTTTTTCTGAAAAAATAGCTAAGAGAGTTTCTAAGATCCCAACCTCAGAGTTAGAGATGTGGATTGACCAATCACTGTACGAAATTGGGCGCTGTATGTCCCTCTATGCAAAAAACAGAGATATGCATTACTTAGAAGAAGCCTTGACTGGATCAGAGGCTCTGCACGCTGTTATTGACCAATTACATTCTCGCACCACGCCGCTTAAGTGATCGTCGATTTGTCGACAATTAGTGTATGCTAAGCCTTGCCTCTATCTTCTCCCGTTGGCATCGGTAAGCCTGGGTTTAACACCCAGGCTTTCCTTTTTACAATAAACTAAGGTTGATATGACTGAGCAAGAGTTCTTTGATGAAGATGAAGAGTTAGAGCTTGAAGACGACCTCCTTATAGAGGAAGAAGAAGAAGAGCTTGATGAACTCTCTAAAGAGTTTGTCCAAAAGGTAATTGATCGCTGTATCCAGTTTATGGATATGCTCGTAGGGCACCCGCTTCACCCCTATCAGCTTCCCCTAGCACGCCGCATCATTGAGTCGGTACTAATTAATGATGGTGAAGAAGTCACAGCCTTAGCTGCTCGTCAGTCAGGTAAATCAGAGACCATTGCCAATACTGTGGCTACCCTTATGGTGCTGCTCCCACGCCTAGCAAAGATGTACCCAGACCTTCTTGGTAAGTTTAAAGACGGCATCTGGATCGGTATGTTTGCCCCTGTTGAGGGCCAGGTAGAAACTCTCTTTGGTCGTACAGTAAACCGCCTTACCTCTGAGCGTGCACTTGAGATTCTTGGTGATCCTGAGATCGATGACTCACTAGGAAAAGTTGCTGGCGTAACTCGACAGATTAAGCTCAAGAATTCGGGTTCATCTTTAATTATGATGACCGCTAACCCACGGGCAAAGATTGAATCTAAGTCCTTCCATCTCATCGTTATTGATGAGTGTCAAGAGGCAGATGACTTTGTAGTCTCTAAGTCCATCTCTCCTATGCTTGCGTACTACTCGGGTACCATGGTTAAAACAGGCACACCAACTACACACAAGAACAACTTCTATCGGTCTATTCAGTTGAACAAGCGTAGACAAACGGGCGCTAAATCTAGACAAAACCATTTTCAGTGGGACTACCGCGATGTCTCTAAGTACAACGCTAACTATGGAAAGTTCATTAAGAAAGAGATGCTTCGTATTGGTGAAGACTCTGATGAGTTCCAGATGTCGTATTGCTGTAAGTGGTTGCTTGATAGAGGTATGTTCGTTACCTCTAACGTTCTTGATGAGCTAGGAGACACTTCACAGGAAGTCGTTAAAGCTTGGCACCGTACACCTGTTGTTGTTGGTATTGACCCAGCCCGTAAGATCGACTCTACAGTTGTAACAATTGTGTGGGTTGACTGGGATAGGCCAGATGAGTTTGGTTACTTCGATCACAGAATCCTTAATTGGTTAGAGATCCAAGGAGATGATTGGGAAGACCAGTACTTCCAAATTGTTCAGTTCCTTTCTAACTACGATGTGCTTGCAGTAGGGGTGGATGCAAACGGTGTGGGTGACGCAGTTGCTCAACGCCTTAAGATCCTTCTACCAAGAGCTGAAGTACATTCACTTGGTAGCAGTCAGTCTGAGCAATCTAAGCGCTGGAAGCACCTTAAAGCGCTTATTGATCGCCGTATGGTTGGGTGGCCTGCACACGCAAAAACGCGCCGTTTACGTACATGGAAGCGTTTCTACCAGCAGATGTCTGACCTAGAGACAAAATTCCAAGGCCCTAACTTTTTGGCACATGCCCCTGATGAAGCTCACGCACACGACGATTTTGCAGACTCTTTGGCTATTGCGTGTTGTTTAACTATGGACTTAACGATGCCATCTGTAGAAGTTTCCTCTTCACCGTTCTTCCGCTAACCTGTAAAAATTTTGGGCTTTAGGGACATTTCGCCCCTATAAAGCGAGAGACTATGTAATAGGAAAAAGGCCTTTTCCCTTACTATCCATTGGAGTCATAATGACAATTGCACCATCACCTCACGTTCCTGAAAAGTTCGGTCCTGTTTACGACCGCAAGATGTCCCCAGCAACACCAGGGCAGCGCGGACCACTTCGTTTTGAAGAAGGAATCGCAACAGACACAGACGTCCCACAAGAATTCACAAAGGGCGCTATGCAGGGTTACATGCCTGCACCAGGTCGTCCAAACCGTAATGCAAACGTATTTGAGAAGCCAGCTGAAGAGACAATGCGTGAGCGTGCTCACGTCGGTTCTGCAGCATGGGTAGAAGCACCAAACACTCTCTCAGAGTTTGCTAAGGGAGGATTTGCTGACCATGGCGATAACCGTATTGAAGAAGTTATCCGCAGCGGTTCACATCAGCAACGTCTAAACCCAGCAGTAGTACAAGACTAATTTCACTCTCGTATCCCTGCCTCTCTTCCACGGGGCAGGGCTTCGAGATTTCTAAGGAGTAATTGTGGCCCTCATTAGAGGTAGAGAAGTAAAAGAAGCGCCAACACAAACTCCTGCCAATCCTAAGCTTTACAACATGATTACCGTACAGGCTGGTGCAAAGTTCGTTAAGAACTCTCCTGCGAAGGCCCACTGGATTCATGCCAAGTACACTCAAATGGGCGGACAATTTGTTAAGTCCAAAAAGGATGTAGACCCTCGTATGCGGGACTACGTTCAAGAAGCCAAAGATAAAAAAGAAGAAGAGCAGAAAAAGAAGATTGAAAAGCCAATGGTTGGAAAACCTATGGTTTATCAGGCGAAACACTAAAAACCATTTACAGATTTATCGACAATTGTGTTAGAGTTAGCCATATGTTTTGGGAGGGAAGTAAGTGAGCTCGATTGACTTTTCACCCCCTAGTTATAGGGCGGCGTCAAGCGACTTAACCATCTCAATTTCTCCTTTGGGGCTTGTTGAACTTGCTGATGAAGAATTTGAAGTCCACGGTCCTCGTTTAAACCGTTACTCACTTAATTGGGCCATGTACCTTGGTCATCATTATTCTTACCGACGTCAAGTAGGCGAATCACAAATTGCACTTAATTATTATCGTGCATTTACTGATTTCGTTATTAACTTTACTTTTGGTAAAGGGGTCTCCTTCCGTTCCCCAAAAGAAACGGAAGCTATTGTTCCTGATCTGTTAGAACGAGTTTGGGAAGTAGACAACAATAAAGCAACTGTACTGTGGGAAATTGGTCAACAAGGTTCAGTTTCTGGAGATTGTTTTATTAAAGTTGCGTATGAAGAAGCGTATCAAGACACTGCAGGACGCACACATCCAGGACGAGTTCGCATCCTTCCTTTAAACTCATCTTTTGCATTTCCAGAGTTCCATCCCCATGACCGTGAACGCCTTATTAGGTTTAAACTTAAGTACCGTTTTTGGGGCACATCTTTAGAAGGCACTCGTCAAGTATTTACATACACTGAAATATTAACAGATGACATGATCGAGGAGTACATCAATGATGAGCTTATTGATTCTCGTCCTAATCCGTTGGGCACTATTCCTGTTGTACACATACCTAATGTTCGTATCAGTGGTTCTCCTTGGGGCCTTTCTGATTGCAACGATATTATTAACATCAATCGTACTTATAACGAAACTGCTACTGACATTGCCGATATTGTTAA